TGTCCATGTAGCCACGGAACCAGCCGAGGGCGTTGGGGAGACCACCGGTGTGAGTGTTGCCGGGGAAAATGACTCCGGCTTCTTTAGATCGCTCTGCTGTCAAATACGTATTGGGTGACTCGGCTAGTTTGTCTTTGACTGGCACCTGCACAAACCCCTCCACGTAATCCTTCATCTCGGATTCGGGTTTGGGGGAGACTTGGGACCAGTGGGCAGCATCGCTACCACGTACATCGCGGTACTGTACCCACTTATCCAACTGCTCTTTCGCCTTCGGTTCGGTTAACCCTTCTTCTCTAGCAAACTGTTGAAGAATTTTATACTGAATATCGGGATGGGTCACGTTGTTAACATAACCATCCGCAATCGACTGGGATTTTTGCTTAAGTGAGTCATACCAACTATGGCGATAACCGAAAGCAGCCTTCTGCTCAGGTGTTTGTGAGCCTTCTCCAACTGTACGTATCTCCACCCTCGGTCCATTCTCCTGCATCCACCCCGCGACCTCCTCTTTCGTCCTTGGACGACTTAGGAACACCCTCAATCCTGCGTCATCATACGCCTTGAACTCCCCCGGATGGAGAATGTTCCTCAGACGATTCAACATCTGCTGGCCGGCCACTTTTGCGTCCTTAGCAAAGCCACTTACCGTCCTGACAAGTTCTGGCCCCGGAAGGACGAACCCTCCCGCCTCTTGTCCTTTCTTGCCGGGTTCCGGGATCGTGATACCTGGAACCTTCGTCGGCGGTTCTCCCACGCCTTCCGCTCCGCTAGGCTGAACGGTCGGTGCTGCTTCGCCACTTATACCTCCTTCTTTTAGTGATTCCGGTAACGGTGTGCTAAAAATATCATCATATGGATAAAACTTGTTATCCGCACCAATCCAACCCCATTCGGTGTCTTCGGTAGTGGTACTAATCTTACCGGCTTCAACTGCCTTATTCTGAGCGTCTTGATGGCTATTACCTTCAAAGATTTCTCCGGTTGGGGCTCGAACCGCCGGAGTTGCGGGCCTGTCGCCTAGGTACTTGTCGCGTCCTTCGTACCAAGGCTCTACTTGTCCTTGTACCCCGGATACACCGGGTTCTTTTTGCCCTGCCGACTGCTGTTGTATATTCGGGCTGCGTGGCGTTTGGCCTCCTTCAGGCTGTAGCCCTTCTTGACGAACTGGTCCCTGATCGCTTCGTATGCGTGGGGCATTTGGTCCTCCTATTTGTTGTTGACTAGCAGGGGAAGGTTTCACTTCCACTGCGGTGCTTGGTTTCGGGGGTTCTGGCTGTGGTCTCGAAAGGGTTTCCCTGATATTGTCTAACTCAGGATAGGTATTCCCCGTTTGTAGCTCATCCAACCGAGCGTCGATAAGTCTCAGAAGGTCGGCATCTGTAGAGTACTTCACCGCCAAGCCCGGTACCTGAGCCGGACCCTCTGCACCCTCGATCCAAGTGCCACCCATTGCACGACTTCTTCCTCCGGGAGTTAATACCCTTGGACGTCTCACCGCTGCCGGTTCTTCACCCGCAATGGACCTACGAAGTTCCTCAAGCTCTAACCGATCTTTAGTGGTGGCTATTCGGCGAACCTGAGTGATGAGGGGATGCTCGCCGACAGGTGTCCCTGGTGTCCCTATCGCTGCCTGCCGTGCACTCGGTATCGCACCCACCTCTGCGGGAGCACCGAACGACACTTGTCCCTGAATCGGGGCACCACCACCGGGACGTTCAACTCTAGTAGTGCCTCCCAGGTCCCCAACGACTCCTGTGCCACGGATAGTCTTACCAAGCTGCTCCAACGCCGGTGCCTCTTGTCCTGGCAGGCCGGTCAAGCTGGTCCTTATCTGTGACTCCTGCAAGGCCCTGTCAATTAGTTCTGGCACACCAGGCTGTTCCATCCACCGTGCAAGCGATATGCCGAGTTGTCTAGGTCCGCGTCCACCCGCAGCAGCCGCCTCTTCGACGGCACCGGAGAATGGTCTTAGCCCCAGGAGTTCACGTTGCACCGGTACCTCTGCCCGAATACCCGGATGGAATGTTCCATAACCCGTCGTCCCCGCAAAGCCCATCTGTGCGCCGAGACCAAGGTTAGCCTCCAGGGACTCTTGTGGGGTGCCTTCCACACTAAGTCTTCCGGCCTCTCTTGCCACTTGTGGGAGGTTCCGTGCTAGATCGGTGGTGAACCCCGCCGCAACGAGCCGTGCTGCCAATGGTCCCATAGAAGCCGCACCAGCCGATGCCACCCCTCCTGGGGACTCGAAGAACTCTGTCGTAGGCTTCACGACCGCATTCCACAGAGAGGATGCAGCCAGGGACGGATATGCCCCTAAGGGTATCTCCGACAGGGGCTGCGTAAACCTAGGAGCCTCCGGCAACGGAACAAAGGGTGAAAATAGTCCTGGCGGCGTTGGTGGTGTCTCTCCTGGTCGGAACCTTGTCTGCCCTAGGATGTCCTCCCGCTGGCGGGATAGTTCCTGGGGGAACCTCTCCGGTGCCACCACCTGGATCGACGGCGAGGGTAGGGATGTCACCGCCTGCAAGGACGGCGGCACTGGGCGGAGTCTCTTAATAGCCTCGATAATGTCGTCATCCCCCATAGAGTCAGGGAATTCTACGTGGCCAACATCCGGAACGTCGATGATCTGGGGCATATAGTGAGATTCAATAATTGAATCCTACCAAAAACTTACTCCAGTTTACCTGTCGCTGGATTATACTTCCTTACTCTTGGCACCACCGGTGCATTAGGTCCTAACGGTGGAACAACTCTATTCCCAAAATCCTGCCCAGTGCCACTTATGGTTTTCAAGAAGTCCACCAACGCATCCCGTGGATTCTGTCCAGATAGCTGTGCCTCCTGTGCCGCTGACCGAGCAAACGCACCATACACGCTACCTAGGCGTTCTATCACTGGATTAACAGGCCTATCATGAGCTGTTGCTAATGGAACATCCCCACCTATACCGGAGAATAACTGCTGTCCATAACTAAGCGCACGGGGGGACTGATACATCGGTGTCCCCTCTGGACTGACCATCGTAGCTCCCGGTCCCACAGACACAGGATGTGGTTTCACTCCAAGGGCGAGATTAGTACGGAATTGTGGCTTATCCATCTCCAACATCTGTGCAAGGGTCTCCGCCAGCGATGCACGATCCTTGTAGGGGATTCGTGCCAGGGCGTTCACCGCATTCGACACATGCGGGCCGATGGTGTCACCACGCTGTTGGGCATTGGCGATGTTTAGGAAAGCATTCCCAAGGTCGTTCTTTGCTACCTCTGCCGACGTGATCTCTGTCGTCTGTGCCTCGGAATGCTTCTGTTCGGCATTATATAGTCCTGCTCTTGCAGTGTCCGCCGCAGCTTGGGGACCATATGTCTGGATTTGTGCTATATTCCGTTCAGCCTCCGCTTGGTATAGCCCCGCCTGGGCACCATACAGTTGGGAGTGCATCTGCAACAACTGTTGCTGCTGGCGGAGCTTCGGTAACTCGATCAAGAGGTTCGTGAGGCTTGCACCAAGACCCTGGCCGACACTGGCTGCGTCTTGCCAAGGGGAGTAATTAACAATAGCCATAAATCCTTTCTATTCACTGCCAGGTCCTGGCCTACCTGCCGGAGGTTGTGGTTGTGCTGGTGGTGGATTAAGGTAGGGATAAAGCTGGCCATAAACTCCGGCCAATGATCCTGCAGTTCCTAAAAGACTTCCAACCGCCGCAAGATTTTGTCCCTGGTTCTGTGCTCCCTGGAGTAAGAAAGGCGTGATTGCGGCACGACTCCCTGCCAACCCAGAGATGATTCCTAGATTTTGATTAGCCCGTTGGTTGGCAAGGAACTGTTGCACTGCCATATTCTGATACCCTTGCAACGCTGCCTGTGCCTCTTGGGATTGTCCCACACGGGCCTGCGTGCGTGCATTGACAAGGGCATCTTCCAAGAAAGGTGATGGAGCAGTCGTAGGGAACCCCGACACCTCTCTATACCCCTGTAAGGCACTTTGTTCGCCCGTGGCGAGTGCTCGCCTCGATGCTTCCGCACCGGACTCCCCCAGAGACTTCGTAAACTCGGGCGTAGCTTGTCTCTGAAACCCCTCCGCCGATGCTACCTGCTGACGAACTATATCATTCATCCGTTGCTGAGTAGCCCTAGCGTTAGCTATACTAACACCAGTTCCAGCCGCCGACAATGCTAGACCACCGAGAGTTGCAATAGTACCTATTCCCATAAGAAACCTTTCACTTTACAGTGTATGATGACGACGTATTATTGGCAAAAGGCGATACCGTCCGAGGCTGGTTCGGCAACTGGTTCTGCTGGCCATACACTTGGCCAATCTTCCCCGCAAGGTATATGTTGGCCCAGTTCTGAAAGAGATTCCCCAACGGCTGCACGAGACTCGGTGCCGAGAATTGCGTTGCCGCCTCGATGGACCTCTGGGCTGCGAGAGTCGGGTCCGCCGACTGTTGCAACTGCGACAGGAGTTGACCCTTCTGTGCGCCAATCTGACCTTGCAACCCTTGAACAGCCTGAGTAGCTTGGTTTGAGACATTCTGCTGCTGCTGTGCCAGCTCCCTTGTCAACGCCCCACCGAGGTTCGCGGAGGCGGATGACCTCAGTAATCCTCTGTCAGCCAACGTGGAGCCAAGCTGGTTCCTCTGCTGCCGGAACTGCTCTCCCACCTGTGGCAACTGCCCGGCAAGGACAGCCTGCCGTTGGCGTTCGTAGAAAGGTGCGTCGAACCCGGAGAAGGCTCGGTTAATGCTACCAACACCCTGCTGTATTAGGCCAGACCGTGCCTCTTCCTGTTGCCGGATAGCCCGTGATGCGTCATCGCCTCCAAAACACATAAAGGTCCTTTACAGTTGTTTGATGAACATACCCACATGCAAGTCTACGTAACCCACGTTTTCTATGTAGGGTCTAAAGGGGGATTTTTCTGAACAAGGAATTATCACATGACTGCCACCCCTGTCACTGATTGCGTTCTCATAGAACGTCATCACGGCCATGCTATCACGGACGTTGGCTCTATCGGAATCCAACCAGACGATCACCGTCGGTATGACCCCCACGCTTAGATACCCAATCATCTGGTGATCCCTCTCCACGACATGCGATGGAAGCACCACCTCGTGCCGGTCAGCCGCTGCCAACTTCTGCAAAATGGGTAAATCACTCTCGGTGATTCTCCTAATCCGGGTCATCATGTGGTCGATGCGGTCCATTATTCTTCCTCCCCAAGCTCGAACTTATATATCAAAGAGGCCAACTTCGCGGCTGTAGACCCTGTGGTGACGGCCTTGAGCTTGAAGTGGGTACCTTGATCTGTATAGGGCACTATACCCTTGTCGAACGAGGACAGGGTTCCTGAAAAGATGTCGTTAAGGGTTCCCGACACAGGGTCCATCCCAGCCTGCAATGTCCATGCTCCCGACATCACTACATTTAACCCCTTCGACGACTTTCTCGTGGCAGGCGTCTTAGCATCGAGCCACGGTAGTTCTACGGTGGCCACCGCATTGTCGTAGGTATTGTTATCAGTGCCACCATACCTATAGAGCGAGTTACCCGCCCGACAATAAACCTGGCCTTGGTACACTACGAACTTCTCCGGAGTGAACGTCGTCTGCACTCCCGCCAGAGCGTAGGTAGGAAGATACTTACTCCACGCCGCAATCTTCGACGAGGGGAAGTTGCTGAACACATAAATGGTGTCCTTCAAAAACAGCCAATATCTCTTCGACGAAGGTTCCACTATTGCACAGGCTGCATCCTTTTGTGCCTCCGATGATGCTACTAGCTTGGCCTGCACGAGGTCGTCGATAGGATTCCCAAGGTCTTCGGAGAAGGCATTGAGGGTACTATCTCTTACTCTAAGTGACCGAACGCCAGTTTCATCAAGAAAGAATACCTCAAAGTCTCCAGCAGTCTTCACCGACAAAGGACTCCTTGTGCCAATAAACTCAAACACCTGATTAAGCTGCCACGACGCGGGATCAGCGGGAGTGGTCCATATTTGCACTCCCTGACGAGAGAAGAATACCAACCTTCCCTGAAAAGAGGCAATGGCGATAAGGCTTTCTGGCGTAGCGTAGTGATTTGTTAAAGTAATATATCCATTATCCACGGCGTCAGGGTCGTTAAATACCGTTGGCTCCGCCACAGCAGAGAAATATACCGTCGAACCAGCCAATAGATACACCTTGTCGTTGAACGTGAAACAAAACGTTGGCGTTACCCCCGTAATTCTTCCTGCTCCTACCTGTGTCTGAGCACCGGAGATAGTTTGTGTAAATAATAACGTAGCTTTATCACCTACAGCCCAGGTGCCACCAATAGTTAGGAGTTCACGTTGACCTATGCCAGCGACGGCTGCTATCCCACCATTCATAGTGACGGCAGACGATCTTAATGGAAGGTTTAGCGTCATACAGTAATGGTTACCTGCGGCCCCACAAATGTAGCTCCTAGAGAGTCCACTACGGTACAAACAGCCTTAAAGGTTCCATGAAAAAACAACCCGTTGTTATCTGAACTTCGATAGACGCTAAAGATAGTAGTAGGACTGTTTGGAGTATTTGGAGTGGCGGAGGCAGACCCACCGCCCGCACCAGACGTCTCTTGTTCGAGGATGGACCATTGATACGTGTATGGAGGCACCCCATTTGACACCAGGGCGGTTACCCCCGGTGTTATATCTATTCTGGAAATGATACCAAAACGGCCGGTCTGGCTCAGAAAGTACGCAGGCAGGAGGTTTAATGAGACGCCAACCAGTAACGGTACTACATTGCCTATAACGGCGGCTCCACCCGTTGTAGGAGTTACTCCAACTGAAACCGCAATCTCGGCGTCAGTACTAGTTGTCACTGCCTTAGAAAGGTAAAGAGAGTTACCGTTCACTGCCGAGAGGAAACCATGCGTGGCTGTTCCAGCGTTAATGTTATCCCTAACCGAGGTGACGAAGGCCGACAAGGTCTGCCCAGGAATCAATGGATAGTTCATTACGGCGGACAGAAGGTTGGTGCCATTGGCATTGACGAAGTCTAGGCTGAAACCAGTACCAACCAATGCGAAGACACATTGTCCGATACAGACATCCACTGCGGATGTGACTGTCACAGCCTTGCCGTTATTTCCAACCCCAGTTGCCACTGAATAAATAATCACTGTTCCCTGGTTTGCCACAGCGGAATAGCCAGATGTCCCAGAGTTAGCATTTATAGCCACTACAACGTCGGACGCAGTCTGTTCCACGCTATCGTTAAAGGGCACGGCGGCCAATAACAAATTAGTAACCCCTACAGAAACCTGTGTAATTTGGTGTCCCGCCGCCTCTGTGCCAGCGATAATTTGAAACGACCCAATGGCCTGTGTAGCCTGTTTGCCAGGTATTCCAGTATTGACTAGTGCTGCTGTTAGAGTGCCGGCAGCAGCGGTCTCAACTACGGACACCTCATAAGTTGAACCCTCTGGTCCATAGATATCCAAGGTTGTCGGCGTTAAGATAGGTTGGGAAGCCGTGTATACCCCACTGGCATTGATCGCAATAGCGAGGTCGTGAAGGAGGCCAGTGTTTCCTTGGACGGTACTAACCTTAAGGCCATAATAGGTGTCGACAAGGACCGTTCCATCATAGAACGCAAAGACGTTATCATTATCGAACTTGGCTATAACGAATATCTTACCAGCGAAGACCGTCGAGTACAGGATGCTGGTGATAGTCTTGTTAGCAAAGCTCGAAGTGGCCGTGTCGGAAACCGATAAAGAGGGATGAACTAGGCGCTGGTACTTAATTCCTGTCGGCCATCCGCCAGGGTCGGCTGCGTGGCCAAACACGTAGATACCGTCCACCCCCTCCTGGAAACCTTTTGTCGCGACAGTCGGATCAATGGAGCTAACAATGTCGGTCTTTGTGAAAGCTTTCCTCTTTTCAACTTGACCCCCTTGATCTATATGAGCGTTTATTAAATCAACAAGGGTGCCCGGCTTAGACGTGAGGGATTCCCGTCTCGTGTCGAGGCCAAACTTGAAATTCTCTATGACAATGTATCCCATTTGTCCGATTCAATAATTGAATCCTACGACATGGTTCTTCGCGGCAACAGCGGCAGCCCTAACTTCTGCAACACCCTCAACAAATACCCCTCGGAGAAGTTCACCGGCTTGTTGAGAAAGTGAAACACATCCAACGCATTCGCCTCTAACATGAGGTCTTGAAGGGATACCGACCCCGACATTATGATCACGTGGCCCTCGGTGGTACTTAGACCGTCGGCACGTAGCTTTAATAGTATACTATTCAGTGTTCGTAGGACGACCATTCCAGCCCAAGAGTCACCATCAATCTTCATGTCAAGAAAGATGTAGTCATAGACCACGAACAGAATCTTATCCAACGCTTCGCGGACAGTGGAAGCGGTGTCCAACATAGCGTAGGACTGGCCCTCGAAGACGCGAACAAACGTCTGAGTGATGATCTCTTCGTCCTCGACGAGAAGGACAAACTTCTGTGTCATAAAGGGCATTCACGAAGGAGGGATGTCGGACTTCGGGACGAGCTTGGCGTAGGTGGTGGCCCGGATGTGGGCGATGGCCGCGTCGAAGTCCTCAGGGGTGACGGATTGCTTGGTGAACAGGGCACGTAAGGCAGCCTCGATCCTCGGTTCTTGTTCGATTGCCTGACGGACGATGCTAAGGACAAGCACAACAAGTGGTGGGACAAATGGCTCAGCCGTGCCCACGATCCGGCTGATTGAGTCGGCTGTTTCTTGGTCGAGCATATTAGGGGAGTTTGACGCCAAGCTCCTGCAAGAGGGCGTAGAGTTGGATGGTGCTAGATGTTAAAGCGGCCTCAGCCTGTCGCCAGGCGGCCTGGGCCGACGATTGCTTGGCAGCATCACTAGATGTCTGTGCCTCCAACATCGCCTTTCCTGCCGTGAGCAACAAGATGTCCGCCTTCTGGTATTGTTCGTAGGCCAGCTTAACCTTGTTTTCAGCCGCAACACCTGGATGGTGTTTATCCACGTAATCCGCCCATAAACCCATAGTAGCTTCGATGGTGATCGTGGTGGTCTGGCCCACGACGTAAGCCGTTTGTGCAGGGGACTTGCAACCCTGGCAGCCAAAGTAGCTAGTGAGACCGGCCAACGAAAGAAGAACGATGATTAGCTCGGAGCCGTGCTTTTTCATAGGGTGTTAGTTCGCACAAGGCAAGCGATGTTTCCATAGAATCTCCCGGATACTATCAATGGTATAGGGCTTACCCAATAGACCTATGTAGCCATAAGACATCACCAACGGAATCGCCTCGATTTGACCGGACACGATGACAACGTGTGTCATCCGACGGGATTCCTTTAAGCGACGGACAACCTCGATACCAGAGCCGTCGGGGAGGTTCAGGTCTACGAAGGCAAGGTGATAGCGGGTGGCACCATTTATATACTGCATCGCTGTGGCAATGCTATTGGCCTGGTGGACGATGACGTTCTGAAACCCCAGCAAGCCTTTAATCATGTCGGATTCGTCCTGCTGGTCCTCGACGATTAGAGCTTCGCACCGCACTGGGTGGGCATCCGTTATCCGCGGACCACGATCCCCTGCCTGCTTGTGCCGCATCCACTTGAGGAGGTTCATTTCTTCTGGTCCTTGGCGATCTCTTGCCGTAGAAATTCTGTTTCCGTCAGGGAACGCATCTCAGTGTCATGTTTCTCCTTCGCCTCCTTGAGACGAGCATAGGATTGGTTCATGAAGGCGGCGACGTTGATGGCAATGCAGCCTATCACGCCGGCGAGAAGGATAGAACTATCGTAGGAATCCACTCCCTGTTGGCTGTGGGCTTTGATCTGCAAACCCTTTAGGGACTCCACTATAAAGATGGCTAGGTTTCCTAAGACGAAACACGCTCCTACGATGACGACAGGAGAGGAGCGAGGTGGCTTTGGCGGGGTTGTGCCCATTAGCGATTAAGTCCATCTCGCATGTAACGAACGAAATTCCACAACAGCCAGGGAGATAGGAGCACAGCCACAAGTAGAATGATAGCAACTAAACAGACTCGCTTCATGGCGTATTGAGCGGTTCCAATAGGAAGTTTTCCAAGTTGATGCCATTGGAATTTGCTGCGACACTAAACGTCACACTCATCTGGAATGTCACGGCTGCGTTCATCGCCACCGTGGTCGTGCCGTTGCTCGGCTTGATGCTCTCATTAAGCACACCCAGCGTTCCCTGGTCCATTTCCCAGTGTGACTGTGAACTTACCGTGCCCGTCGCGCCGGTCGTGCGGCAGACAAATAGCCCTTCGGCTTTCCACGCAAGGTTCGTGCAGCCAGCAGCAGGAAGCGCCAAGGCATCGGACGTGTTCGCAACCGTTGTGCCAAATTTGGTCTTGAAGGTAAGCGTGCCTGGCAGGGTGTTTGTTGCGCTGTATTTGCCCCAGGCCGACCAACGAAATGCACGCCCGATTTTCCAATCAGCGCGAGTGATCGTTTTCGTGAGCGAGAAGACCGTTTCCGAGGCCGTGTTGGTAATCGTGGTCGAGTCCGCCGTGTTCATCGCATACGGCTGACCCCAACCTGTCAGCGTGAACATGCAGTTGTTGATTGTGGCCGTTGGCGCGGCTGTCCAGCCGACCGACCCGCTGCACCGAAGCAACGTGCCGGAAGGTGGTCCACCGCCAAAACTCCACGCGCCTTGGGTGCCAGCATCGCAGTCGATCATCGTAGCACCCGTGATGGTGCCACCTTGCCCACCGAACAGACTGCCGCTCGTGCTGCCCTGGGTATATACATAGCGGCATCGAACGAAGGTGCCCGATACGGTCATGTCACCGTTATCGTAGATACCACCAAAAGAACCTCCGCCGCCTTCACAGTCTATAAAGGTTCCAGAGAGAAAGTTGCCGAAAGCATTGTACTCGCCAAGGAAGCCAGCCGTGTCGGTCTTGCACCGAATGAACGTGCCGTTGAGAGTAACCGCACTCGCGGAGGACAACCCAAACGCGCGGTTGTGGAACGCTCGGCAGTCAATCCAAGTGCCGTTGAAATTCTTGTCGAATTGATGGACTCTCGCCCCTGCCCCCGTGAGGACAAAGTTAATGTTTTTCGCGTAAAATTTAGAACCGAACCCGGCCTGGTTGACGCTCAGTGTCGAATTGGTCGAATCGTTGCTAGAGGAGACCAAGCACATATTGATAAGCGCAATGTCGTGGCTCGAACTGTCTGCCGTGGTATTCAGGATGATGGGCGTCGTGCTCGATTTGATGATCGTGTCGCCTTGAGCAGGCGCGACCTGGTAGGTCACGCTCCCCGTGTTCTCGCTCAGGCCAACGATGTCGATGTACAAAGTGTCCAACACCAAGTTCGCCGCTGTCATGTCATACGTGCCGGGGAGAAGGAAAATCGTGTAACGGTTGGAGGCTCCAAGAGCCGAGCCGTGCGGTGTCGCGGCCTTCGCCGTCACATAGGCATTGCTCAAAGCTACCCAGTTATTCGTGGCAATGGCGTTGCCACCGATGATTGAGTAGGCGCTGCCCGCTGTCGCCACGCCTCCCGCCGCTGCCGCCTGCCACGTAGGGGCGACACCTGCACCGTTGGCCGTCAGCACAAGCGCCGCCGTTGACGCTGGAATCCGCGACAGGTTCACCCCGTTGTAGGTGAACAGGTCTCCAGTCGTGGGCGTGATGTTGCCCAGGTCGGCCAC